CACCAAGTAGCTTAGTTACGTTACCGCCTTCAGCAGTTGTGCCATCATGTGAGTGACCTGTTGATGCGGTAAACGCACTAACAATGTCGTTGAATTCGTTATTAAAATCAGCAGCCTCAATAACCTCACCTGTGGCTATCTCAGTTGTACTGCGCCTTACGTAACCTGTACCCATTATCGTCTTCCTCCGGGTGTAAATTCAAACTGGTAAGAGTTTAGTGTAAAGGGTCGATTTGAACTGTTATGGTTGATCTTTACTGCAATAAGAAAACCAGAACCCTCAATTGATTGTCTAAAGACAGGAGTGCCACTAGAACCGTAAACAGCACTAGCATACAAAGAAGCAGCAGCACCATACACAGCAGTCCCACCGGGAGATGTAATGTCTAAAGCTTCCGGTTGTGGAACATCAATAGAGTCAGAGTCGTACCTAATCCTTAACTCAGCAGCAATTGTACCTTCGACTTCGTAGTTAAGAATAACTCGTTGCATTAACTTTCTAATGCCCGCGTCACCCAAAGATAAATCTGGTGAGCGGTAAAGGGCAATAATGTTTTCCCCATCAAAAGTAAATACAGTGTCACTTTCTTGTTGTCTTACGTATCCGTCAAACCCACCCTCAATAACGTACTCAACACCATTAATAAAGTCAGAGTCCATTGAAGAAGGTTTAAGTCCCTTAATATCTGCCCACTCAAAACCAACACCACCTTGAGGTGTCCGTTTAAGTGTACCTAAAACACCACGAACAGAAGCGGCAGTTTCACTAGCAGAAGTAGGATAGAAAATACGATACTGGCTTTTACCACGAATAACAGTAGAAGTAATGTTGGCTCTGTTAGCAACAACATCTTGGATACGTCTTTGGATAGGCTTAGATAGTGTTCCTAACTCAACGTCACCAATCTTTTCAGTACCAGCAATTGTTCTAAGTCCGTCAAGAGACAGGAAGATAAGATCGCCACCTAGCTCTTGGACAGAAAAGCCATCGGCACAACCAAGTGTTCTAGTAACGGGCTGTACTTGAAAGTCTGCAATACTACTGCCAGCAAGCTTGTAGATTTTATCAAGTCCAAAAATGTACAGAACATCACGAAACACCTTTAGTGCCGTAACACTGGTATCTACTCTAATTGACCCAGCACCATTAGCAGCAGTAAAGTCTGTTTCTGCAAAGGGTGCGCTGAACACAACTTCTTGTGGGTTAGTAGACATTCCTGCAAAGAATACGTGATCCCTAAACACAGCAACAGAAGCAGCATCAGCAGGAGCGCCAGTAGTACTAATTAGAGTGTAGGTGCTTCCATCGTATGTTGCAGCTTGATTGACATCATCAACCATAATAAGCTTGTTGGTGTTGTTAAAGTTAAATGTGTCAAACTTGTAACGACCAGCAGAAGTGCGTGTACCGATAGTAGACCAACCACTGCCTGTGCTAAACCTTACTAGGTTTCCTGCGGCTGCAACAACACCGTTGTTAAATATCTTAGTTCCAAGTATAGCGTTACTACCGTTAACTTGATTACTATCCCACTTAGTTGTGCCACTAAGCCTACGATACCCACCATTAATAGATGGCTCAAAGTTTTGGAGTTCGATTGCTGAACCCGGAGGTATGCTAAAGTCATCTTGGTCAAGAATAAGACCGCCACCAAGAGGCACAGTCACTGGGGAAAGTAATGATGTATCTGGCATAACTAACCCTGTGGCCTTAGTAATTCTTCAATGAATACAGAAACTACTGCATCGTTAGCTGCACCAGCCTGTGCTTTAAGTATGTCACCTGACTCTAGTACAATGTTTGCATCGTTAAGTCTAAGGTAGCTATCAGCAGCAATGCTGTTTGTGCTTAACAGAGAATACGTTGCGCTTGCGCTTGTGTCTGTCCAACTGAGTGTCATGTCCACTGCGGCAGAGCCGTCAACATTGGTAATAAAGATTTCCCTTATAATAGCAGTAAAGTTAGTAGGGCAGGTGTATACTACTGTTAGGTCTGTGCTAGACAGAGCAGCACCAACATTTTTAAAACGTCCCATTACTAAACAGCCCTGAAGTAATCTTTTTTGTTTACCAGTTCTATTCTCATTTTTTTCATGTGATCTGCAAATTCTGCCAAAGAGGCTTGGGCTGTTGCTGTGTCAGAGCGAAGGATTGCTGCGTAGTAACGGGCCTTTGCAATAACAGCGTGTTCGTACCGAGCAGGAATGTCTGAGGTATCGGAGTCACTAGATAGTGCGGTGGTTGTCTTCCAGTACTCGTAACCAATAGTATAGGTGCTTAAATCTGGTACAGGTGACAACCCAAACTTTTCATCTTGGGTTCTGTACACACAATCAGGCACTCCAAGGCGACTGATGCTGGTGCCACGATCCCGCTCTTTTACAGTTTCTTGAAACTCATCGTAGCTTAGATATTTAAGCTTGTGCGGATGAAAGTCTTCGGCCACAACAACATTGTCAATGTCTACCTGAGTGTCTGCCGCTTGGCTAAAGGAAATGTAGGTAGTGGTGCCGGTAGCACTAAAAGTATACTCAACGTACTTAAAATCACCAATGTCATCAATGGTAACGCTGTTTGTAGATATCTGCGTGCCGTTTGCAGAGGTTCCCAAGTTTAGCGTTAAGTCTCCACCAGAAGGGTACGTAACACCAAAAGAAACTCTGTACTGTTTGTTCTTTGTGGTTGTCAGGGCTTGATAGGCAATTGCAGTGCCACTGCTACCCGCTGTTAGCCTTAGTGCGCCAGTCCTTGACGCCGGGGGCTGTGGCCCTGTGCTGTTAAAGGCTATCGCACCTGTGCCAGAAGAACCGTCTGTCCAGTTTGTTATGTTGCTGTCAAAGGTTCCATTGGTTACAAGATTTTTAGGGAAAAGCATAAAGCTATCAAAGTCTACATAGCTGTAGTCAGAAGGTAAGGAGTACTCAGCAACACCAGCGTAAGTGTCTTGTTCTTTGTCGCTGTGCAGGAACGGCCATTCTACTTCAGAGTTGGCAATGTCGTTAATGGCACGATTAACACTGTTCTTTACTACGGTCTGAATACCACGGGAAGATGACAACGCAGACAGGGTAGTCTCGTTGATATCCTCAAGAACTCTATTAGTGTACTGTAGGTAAGTCAGCGTTCCCATGAAAAATCTTCCCTATACTTTTCTGTGTTTTTTACTTGCTGTTCTTGCTGCTTTTGGTTGCGGCACGTACTGTTTACCGGCTTTCGTTCCCTTTTTCTTAGCTGCATTTGTTGCAGCAAGGGCGCTTTTTGGCATTGTTTTAATTGCATTGGCAGGAAGGTATCTTTCGCCAGTTGCCTTTGGGCCTTGTGTAGAGGGCTTGCCAGACGCTGTGCGCCAGTTTTGTTTGCCCCATGATGCTAAAGATTTTTGTGGTTTTTTAAGAGCCATTATTTTTTGCCTCTGGAAATAAACGCTGCTGCACCAAAGTAAGCTGATACAATACCAGCCATACCAATGTAAAACAGGCTGAACAAATCAGCTAAAGCATTAATCCGGCTATCAGGAAAAAACGGCAGAAATACAAGGGCAGTAAAAGCAAGCATTGATATCATTGCAATCCATGCCATACGACGTTGGGCATCTTGCTTTTCGTGCTTATCCAACGCTTCTACTGCTGCCATTTCCTCATCACTAACAATTCCATCACCATCAAGGTCAAGGGGATTGTATTTACTGTCAGACTCAAGCTTCTTTTGTTCAGCCATTGTCTTACTTTTTCTTCATGCCTTTCATGGTCATGCCGCCCCTAGCTTTGACGCGCTTACCTTTCATGGTCTTGCCGCCCATAGCCTTAACTCGCTTGCCTTTCATAGCTTTGACGCGCTTGCCTTTCATAGCTTTGACGCGCTTGCCAGTGCCAACTTTTTTGCCGCCCATAGCCTTAACTCTTTTCTTTTTGCCAGTCATTGTGTAGTCTCCTGTAAGATTGCCGTTTTAAAACTGTGTCTTGGTAGTATTCTTCTTCCCAGCCCTTGTAGTAACCTTGCTTTGCAAGCTGTTCTGAAGCTTCTTCTAGTTCACTGTATGGTTGAATAAGCACCATGTAGAACTCATTTTCATAGATGTAATCGTCTTCGTCTTCTTTTAAGAACTCAACTTCTTCGCTGTCATCAAACGGATGGAACGCCATCAGGTATCTGTCGTCAGGTACAAAGATGTGATTGAGTGCATCTACATAACAGCCCAACTCGTAGGCTTCTAAATCAAAGTCATCACTTGCAACAATAATAAGTTTTTTGTGCTGTTCTTTGATTGTTCTTGCTTGCTGTATTACAATGTCAAGAAAGTCTTTTGCGTCTGCAACTTCGACTACTTTAACTTGATCTTTCAGTCTAGCTTGTTTTGCGTAGGGGCAAAGCGGCCAACCGCCCAGTGCTTTGTTATCTACTTCTACAAACTTTTCTGACCATGTGAAAATATCTTCAGTAATGGTTTTCATTAAAACCTAAACAAAAGATACAGGATAAAAAGCCCATTTTGCATGTCAACATTTAATGTCAAGTTTTTGCCCATTAGTTTCGGTATCCTCCACCGGCTGCTTTATATGCTTTTGCCAACATTTGGGCTTTTCTTGCTGACCATTGCCCCGGCTTGCCACCTTTTCCACCCGCCTTGATGCGGTTAAATAAGCGTTTACGTAAAGCCGGTTTAGTGTAGTTTCCAGCCTCATTGACTTTGCTTTTTGACTTTGGTTTTTTTGCACGGGATTTTGACGAGGTAGCCATATTTATTAATTCCTATCGAGTAACACTTTATTGTGCGCTTGCTAATGTAATCATGCGGCTGCACTACGTAGACATACAAATCTCTATACGAAGTAAGAGAATGCGCGGGTTTATAACGCGGTATAGGTAGTCTGGAGGGTTTAGCTCTAGGGATTGGAAGTTTGGGTGCTGTGTACCCTGCGTGTCTGTTAAACAGTTCTAAATCTAAAATTTTTATGTACTGTTTTATTGCTTCATCTTGATCGTGGGCTGTAGCAGTACCCATAAACAGAAAAACGCTAAGAGCGCCGCTTAACGCCCTTAACGTGTTTTTGAGATTTAGGAGGGGATTTTGTTGAGCCACCTTTACCAGACCAAAACATTTTGTTAGCCCAGTATGCAGCAGAAGTCTTGCCTTTTGCAATGTTTTTTCCATGCCTAGCCTTAAAAGATTTGCGAGCTTCAGCCGAGTAGTTATGCCCCATTTTCTGGTCACCAAAGCGAATAATCTTAATACTACCATCTTTTTCCCGAATAGCTACAATAGCTTTTTTAGTCGGGTGATCTGGAGTGCGCTTAGGTTTATTAAGACCAGAAAGCCCATACTTCTTTAGTTTATTTTTATCAGATTCACTAAGGGCCAATTTAAAATACCTTTAATTTAATTCTTTAGTGTTAGGGAGTGTTTCCCCCTGCGGGGCAAAACACTTATAGCATATCTTGATATAAAAGTCAAGCAATTTTTTTACTTTGACCACTCTCTTCTGATGTATTTTTGCAACAGTACGCTTTTGATAAGCAAGTCTTTGTTGCTAGGGCTTGAGTTGTCTGTGACTAAACCTCTACTAATTTGCACTACATCATTGAGGTGTTTTAGCATGTAGGCTTGTTCAAAACTAATGTTAGAAGAAAACCAACCAATGATGTTTTGTCGTGTACCTTTAGTAACTTCTTGGACCGCATGAGGATACATAACAGGAAATACTATGATCTGTCCAGTCTGTAGCTTGTGTGCTACTCGGCCACCATCACCATCAACAACAAACTCACCACCCTCGTAGTCGTCATTAAGAGCAATTGAAAACCCAAAATTGTTTGCCATTCCGGTCATAGAGTTTTCAAAAGGGTCTACATGAAAGTCGTAGAAATCTCCGGGGCCGTACTTGTTAACAATTTGCATGTTAACCATAGAAGGATTATAAATATTGTTAAGCGTTGTATTAGAAAGAAATACGCCGGATATATATTTTCCTAAAACTGTGTCAACAGGCGTTTCTTTATTTTCTTTAATGCTGTATAGCTTGCTTATGTTTTGCGTTTGCTTTCCGTCAGCGTAGCTAACCTCATTAAGTTCTTTTTTACAAAATGCAATATTTTCGTCAGTCAATAATTGAAAAATCATTTTACTTACCCCATAACTTTTTTAGATACGTTTGAACTAAAGTAGACTTAACAAACATATCTTTATCTGTAGTCATCAGTGAGGCGTTAACTTCATATAAATTTTTTAAAATAAATGCTTGCTCGTAAGTAACATTAGAAGAAAACCAACCAATAATGTTTCTTCGTGTGCCGCCTGTAACCTTTTGTACTCCGTGAGGATATATAATAGGAAAGATAGCAATTTCACCAGCAAGAAGTTTGTGAGCAATTGGTCCTACGTCAGTGTGTAGTAAAAACTCTCCACCATCGTAGTTGCTAGTCATAGAAATAGAAAAACCGTAGTCAAAAAAAACATTATTTGATTTTGGCATTGCTTTAAAAGCATCTACATGAGTATCGTAGTAATCCCCTTTTTCGTACTTATTGTAGAAATTTACTGAAACTCTATTGGGACAATAAACAGAATCTATAAAGGCATTGTTGTATAGTAGGTTAACTAAATACTTTTTAATGTCTTCAGGTACAGCAGAGGTTTGTTCGTTCTGTTTTACCTTGTAGTGTTTACTTAGAGGTTGAGTAAGATTTCCATTATCGTAGTCTTTATCTTTAACTGTAACATTACACTTCTTTAACGCATCTTCGTCTAGTAGCTTTAAAAAAAACATATGTACCCCACAAGTTGAACATAGCAAAAAGGGGCAGGGTTTTTATAAGGAACCCTGCAAAACCTTTAGACAGATTAAGTGCCCGTCGAAACCGTAGCGGATTCAATCGGATTCTTAGAAATGTCAACAAGAACAGCATGAGCGCGGAAACGCCAAGCAGTCGTCTTAGACGAACCAGCGTCGATCACAAGAAGATCAAGGGTGTCTGCTGCCGTAACTGCATTACTGTGAAGCGCCGTCGTGCTAAAGCCAGTGAAGCCAGTGGCATCAGAGTCGCCACCGTCAATAAGAGCATCAGCAGTCAATGCACCACTAGTAACACCAACGTCAAAAGTGATCTGTTCGTTGCCCGAAGCTTCGAGAACTTCGATAGCCCCACCAATAATCATCGTATCGGCAGGAAGATCAATCAACTGAACAATGTCACCTTGTTCTAGGTCCGTGTTATCAACTGCGTCGTAAACCGGCGAAGTAATAACATATGCTTTGAGTGCACTAGCCGGATGACCGACAGTGCCCCCAGTTGAGGAAGTGCGATTATAAGTAGCCATTTTCTATGCCCTCCTTTAACTGTCTAGATCGGTTACACCGACGAGAGCGCCAGTAAAACCAGTTCCAGAATCACGGAGAACCTTACGTCCGAAAACGTGAAGGCCACGAACAATGTCAGCAAAGCTGTTAGGATCGCGGACAACTTCAGTCTTGGCAATCGCAGAGGCAGTAGCAACTGCACTCATGTGACCGGCAAGAGCGAAAGATTCTCCACTAGTAGCAACAGGACCAAACGTAGCCGTCGCTGCTGACCCAAGTGAGCCAACAACCATCGCATTCGATTGGTAGAGAGTAAAGCCATGAATCTTACGATTGGTAACTTGACCATTCAGAAGAGGACTCATCGACTCGCCCGTAACACTTGCGTCCATCAATTTGGAATCAGCTTGACGAAGAACTTCGTAAAATTGCGGCGGGGCCACAAACCAACGATTGTCTTCAGGAACATCCTGTTCGTCAAGAAGACGAGCAAACTTAGCAATGTAGTTAGCAAGCTCGTCACCAGTGTTGCCCGAAACAGCAGAACCAGCAGTACCAAGGCCACTACCAGCGGTAGCGTTGTCAGCAATAGCCTTTAGAACATTGTAGTCATACTGCTTTTTAAGGGCATACGCGCCAGAAGAAGTGGCAAGAGCCTCAAAGTTTACGTGGCTCTGACGCTCTTCAATGTCGTCAACCTTAAAAGCGAAGTAGTTGCCCTGATCGACTGTGAGAGTAGTCTCAGCATCCGTCAGGTCTTGGGGGTTAACTGTAGCACCGCGAGTGTACGCAGAAACCGTAATCGTCGGTTCCTTAATAATCTTCACAGTGTCGCCAAAATTCTCAATTTCTCCCGCGTAGTCGGTGTTAGTGATTGCTTCTGCAACCGATGCACGGCGGAAGTATTTAAGAACCTTTTGGCTATAGATGGCTGGGACGAAATTACCGTTAGGTAGGTTTTCGTAACCAGCCGAAACTGAGTAAGCCATAATAGTCTCCGTTAAAGTTTTTGGTTAAGGTCTAATTCTTCCTTCTCGATTAGCCTGTTCCAATTCTTTTTCTAATTTAGCGAATTGTTCTGGGCGCATTCGAGAGATTTCATCAGAAGTCCAAATCTTTTTGTCTCCCTGTGGGTCTGCAATTTCACGGGTAGTACTAGAAGTCCGTACTTGCTTTGCCGCAGAGTTAGTGTTTGACCGTTTAGATTTGGTTTTTGAAATACCCTTGTCCGCTTTATAAAGGTCTAAGGTACGAGCGGCCCATTTAACGTCTGTTGCGTTTTGTGTCACGCCGTTTGAAATGCTTTCAGGCTGTTCTTCTAACCAATCAATAAAGTCCTGATTGTCTTTAAGTTCAACAAAATCAGGGTGAATAGCTAAAAGTTCTTTCTGTGCATTTCTACGTTCCAGATCACGCTCACGATCACGGAGGATTTCAAGATGTTCCTCAATGTCGCTTACACGAGAATCTGCTTGCATGTGTGCAACAGTCTCCACAATTCCAAAGATGTCAGGGTATTCCTCTTTAAACTTTGCAAGGTCTTCCTGACTTTTTGGCAACTTGATGTTTTCTTTCTTTGCCTGTTTACTAGAAACAAGCAAGTCTTCTTTTTCTTGTCGCCAATCCGATAACTTCTGATCGTAGTGTTTCTTGAGATCATCGTATCGTTTTTTAAAATTGTGGTTATCGTTATCGGTCTTGCCTACTTTTGCCTTACCTTCCAGAGTAGCCGATGCCTCGGTGTCCGTAGGTTCGTCAGGTTCGTCAAGACGAGTCCGATAGTTATTTTGGTATGGGGTAGGTTCGTTTAGTTCCTCGTTTGAGTTAGGGGTATCAATCATAGTCACCTCCATGCGGGGCCATATCTCTATGGGTAGCCACGGTTGGTCTTAAAATGACAGGGCCAGAACATTACGTTCTAGGTGGCTGTCGGAATTTTTGTGTTATTTAGGTATGTTAAAGCCTGTAAAACCTTCGCTAGGTACGGTTGGCACACGCATTTGATCTATTCTGGTATCGTAGATAGCCTTTTGTTTTTTCGCGTTTTCAGCGTTTTGTTTTGCAGCCCGTTGACCAACGCTTTTGGAAGATTTAACAGGAAGCGGGACAAAGCTATCACTTAGTTCCTCAGACATGTTTTGAGTAGCTACGCTACTAACATACTGTTCACCAAGTAATTTAAGTAATTTACTGTTTGCTTTTGCTCTGTTTGGAACTTGCTTAACGTAACTAGAAGGAGTATTTTTGTTTGCACCAATTAAAAGTTCTTTACTAGCTTTGTCAAAATTTCGTTCACTGAGTGCTTCTCCAAATCTACCTTTTATAAATTCGTCAAAACCATTGGGTGTCATATTAAATTTCATATCAACAATAACTTCTCTGAGCGGTTCGTAGTTAACATTACTTTTAGCTTTTTCTGTTACCCAATCATTTGCTTCTTGTAAGCGTTTCTGATGATGCTCTATATAATCTACTGGTAAAACACGTTCTAAATCTTTTAATGGGTGATCGTTTGGTAAAGCGTCTTGATTTATGCCCCCAATAGTTCGACGGGGGGGATCTGAATTATCCATGTAAGATACAAGATACATGCCATCATAAACTACTTGCCCAGCAACTTCATGCTTTTCATTACCCTTAATAATGTTTGCTGTAGCTTGTGCATCACCGCCACCCATTTCAAATTGAAATGTTCTGTCGTTAGCTAATGTTTCTCTTGCGTCTAAGTCTTCTTGTAATCTTTGTGATGCAGCAGCTATTTTGCCTTCTGTATTTATCTGTTCTTCGGGAGAATTTACTTTTTTTCCATCCGCTAACCCAACCCTAGACTTTTTTTTTGCGTCGTTTGGTCGCAAGAAAGACTGGGATTGCTGTGGGTTAGAATCAACAGCGTTAGGAAAGGGAGTGCCCATAGTCGCTTGCTGCGGCTGTGCATAATTATACTCTCCTACGAAACCACCTTGTGCCCTAGCTTGAGTTTTACGCGCTTTAAAAATATTTCCGGGGTCTGGCATTGTTTCATCAGAATACGCAGGGTCCATGTTTCCCGGCACAAAAGGAGCAGCAAAGTTCTTTTTTGGTGGTTTTTCTTTTTTCATACGTTCTGAAAGAGACGATGGAGCATCCCTTAAAACAGCTTTTCCACTAAGTCGCTCAGGAAAATCATCTGCCGTTGATTTAAAAGAACCACCGCCAAACTGAGACATAAAGTCTTGTAGTGTTTCAATAAGCCCAACCTTTGGGGCTGGCACTGCCGCAGTACCCTCTGCATACGGCACTCGACCGCCGCCCATCATCCCCATCATAGCCATAGCTTGCTGCTCAGACTGCACAGGAGCCTGTGGTGGCCCTGCTTGCTCTTGTGGCATGGGTGCCCCCATGAAGCCCTCTGGAGGCTGCTGAGAGGGCTGTGAGGGCTGCTGCTGCGCCTCTGCCTGTTGCTTTTCTTGCGCCTGTTGCTTCTGAAGGTAGGCACGGCCACGCTCGTTCATGTCCTCAAGCTTTTTGTAGCCAATCTTCTCCGCAACCTCTGGTGGGATAACATACTCGCCATTGGAGATAGCCACCGGCACATCATCCTCTGGGTTGGGGTCTTCCATGCTAATCTGGACGCCCTCTGAGAGAAGCTCGTTAACAGCATCATTAATTAGCTTGTCAATGGTTTCTGTGCCATGAAGGCGGATAGCTGCTGCGTTAATGACAACAGTACCTTCGGGCAACTCCGTGGGAACACCGTCATCAACTGGTCCGCCACCATTGGGTACATCTACCATGCCCATTGGTGCGCCGTTAACAACATCGCCAGCAACTGCCTCGGGTGGTACATTGCCCTCACCATCAACCGGCACCATGCCACCTTCTTGAAAACCAATATTTTCCATAAAACTAG